GCCGTTGAACCGGTGGGTGAACTGGATAAGCCTGCCGGTGCCGTGGCAGCGGCTGCACAGCAGGTCGCCGACCTTGGCCTGCTCGGCGTCGCGGTAGGCGACAAGCTCGTCGCGACGCGCGATCCACGCGAGGGCGGTCGGGTAGTCGGCGGGGTTCAGCCAGAGGCGGTACTGCTGGGCGTGGTCCTCGATCAGCGCCTCGACGTGAGCGAGGTCCGGAAATGTGTAGCGTGCGGTGACCATGGGTGGTTCACCTCCTTTCAAGATCAACGGAGGTGAGGGGGTGATCCCTCACCGCTGGCAGGCCATCCGGCCTGTCGAGTCCGTCACACGTCGACGGTGTACAGCGGCTGGCCGTCGATCTCGGCGACGGCCACAACCCGGCCGGTTCCCCAACCGTGCCGCTGCACAGTGTGCCCGGCAGGGTCACCCCACGTCGGGGCGAGCGGCCCGTCGGTGGCGGTGGCGGGGTCGGCGATGTGCCAGTCGGTGTGGGTGCCGGTCGCCGGGCTGACCTGGGTGGTGCGGATGACGGCGACGGTGTCACCGGGCTGGTAGGTCTCGGTCGAGTTGGCGGCGGTGGCGGTGATGATCATGTCAAGATCCTTCCGGGTGGTTGGTGGTGTCGGTCTGGCCGATCCGGCACGGTCCCGGGGTCCGGGGCCGCACCGGGCTGGTCAGCGGTAGCGGTTGATCCACACTTCGCCTACCGCCTCCCGGCGGGTTGCGAAATCCCAACCGACCTGCCGACCGGTTACGCCACGTCCGTTGACGAATGCGAGCCAGCGGCCGGTGCGGTGGTGCCTAGTCACCCAACCAATGTGCGTCTCGCCGATGTAGACCTCCCACCGGCCGGGGTAGGAGCCGCGCTTTAGCCGCTCGGCGTTGGTGGTCATGGCCTATCCTTTCAAGATCAAGGGGGCCGGCCGGTGGTGGCCGGCCCCGTGGGTGGGTGGTCAGCGGATCAGTCCATTGGCGCGTCGTAGTCATGACGCTGCACGATGTCCCGGTACATCGAGGCCGGGATGGTGGCGATGGGCACCAGGCCGTAGGTGGCGATGAAGTCCGCGACGATGGCGTCGATGTCGTGGGCGTCGGCGCGGTCGGCGAGGCTGGCGGTGACCTGGCCGTGGATGTCGGTCTGGGTGGTCACGGTGGTCCATCCTTTCAAGATCAATGGTGGGGGGGTGCCGCCCCCCTCACCGCTGGCAGGTCGGGCAGGCCATCCGGCCCGTGTCGTCGCAATCCCAGCAGTCGCCCGTCGCCGGGTGGTGGTCTGTCCTCTGGCCCTGGCGGTTCTAATCGCGGCGGGGAGCTGATCTCCGTTTCCCCTGGGCTCTCTTTGGAGGTTTTCCTCTTGCTCTACCCCTAGTCTAGCGGTACGTAGGGTCTAGCGTAAGACCTGACCGTGAGACCTACGCCACACTTTCAGCGTAAGGTCTAGCGGCAACTGGTAGGCTGAACCCGTGACCGCCGACGACGAAGACCTGGACGCCCTCGGGCGCCGCCACGCCCGGCTACAGGAGCAGCTCGCCGAGGTGCGCAGCAAGCTCGCGCCTGCGATCCGCGCCGAACGGAAGAAAGGCGCGAAACTCCAGGAACTGCTCCGACGTTCCGGCTACCACAGCTTGGAAGCCATCCGGCAGATCATCGACCCCAGGCGGCGTGAGCGGTTCAACCGTCGTCGGCGCGGAGAATCCAAGGACGGCGACGCATGACCACCACCCCGACCACACCTGAGGGCCTACGACGGTACGACCACCTACCCGCCGCTGAGGCGGTGGCACGGTGGTGGACCGACCCGGGTGTGCATCCCGTGTGGCATCGGGACCGGCAGGCTGAGCTGCGCCGGGCCATGCCTGGGGCTGGCGAGGGCGCTGGACCGGCTGGCGGAGGGGGGTGACAGTCCGTGATCGAGGTCCTGGAGTGGTTGGAGCAGAACTGGCTCGGGGTGTTGATCGTGCTCTGGGTTGTCTGGATGTTCGTTGGGGAGGGCGTAGCCGCCGCCTTCTACGCTGTCGTCAACGCAGCCTCCCAGCGCAGCGGCAGTAGCCGGCGGCTCCGGCGCCGCCTGACACGCAAGGAGGAACGGGCGCTGCGCCACGAGGTAGCGCAGGCCCGGGAACGGGAACTGGAGCTACAGCAGCACCTGTTCGTGGCCGCGGACATCATGAGGGATGTGGAGGCGGCGGACCGGGTGATGCCACAGATGCCGCAGGACACCATGATCCGCGTGGAGGCGTTTCTTGCCGAGCATCTTCAGCGGCCGGAACTGCCCACCAAGTCGAAGCCCAGGAAGGCGTCTCGCCGATGATCGGCTATCTGTGGGAGCTGCTGACGTGGCGCAGGATCACCGGCGCGTACGTGACCTACGATCCGGTTGGTGACATTGGCCGGCTGTTGGTGATACCCGGCCGCTGGCGGCGCTGGATAACGGTCGAGCTGTCACGTGAGGAATGGGTGATGCTGGCCAAAACGATCGTAGACGGCGAGCCGGACGCCACCCAGCCGGACCGGTGCCGCGAGCTGGCCGCATGGCTGGTGTCCCGGGAAGCGGTGTGGCTTGATCCCTACCGGACCGTCGAGCGGCAGACCGAGACGCTACGGAAGGTCATCGCCCGTGCCCGTGAGGCGCTGGGGGCAGAGGAGGGCGTGGCGTGATGTACCTGGTGGAGTGGCTGCGGGCGGAATGGGTAGGGATCGTGATCATCGCAGCGGTCCCAACCATCACGGGGATCTGTTGGCATATGGAGGAGTGGCTACCGTGACTGACCCGACCCCGCAGCAAGTGCTCAACACGCCCATGCCGCCGAACGACGCCGGGGCCGCCACCATCCGCAGCTACCTGGTGGAGCTACTGGCTCTGGTGTGGCGTGAGGGGGAAGGCTTCAACCCGAAGCGGCCGTTCGGCGAGGGTGGCTGGCAGCACGTGATGTGCGACGCGCTGGCTGAGGCCGGGTTCGTTGACCCGGTGGAGCCCGGTTGGCACGGTCCGGCTGAGTCGTGCGCCAGGACGCACGGGTTGGTGTCCGCAGCGATCCGGGCCATGGAGGCGTGAGGGAAGTGCGGGGTGAGCGACCGCCAGCGGTACCGGGACGCACTGACCCGGCAGCGTGACGACCGGCTGATGGCCAGCCGGAACCCGTACCCGGAGCGGATCACCATGGCGTTGGACGCGGCCGGCCTGTGGGGTCCTGGCGTTGACCGGGCGTGTGGTGTGGAAGAGCCGACGGTGGACCTGTGGGAGTCGGGGGAGCGGGTGCCGACCCGTGAGCAGGTGGAGGCGCTGGCCGCGTTGACCGGGTTCCTGCCCGTGTTTTTCTACCAGGATGTGCCTGGGCGGGTCCCGGTGTGGCTGTGCGGGGACGACGGGTGCGAGCTGGTCCACCCGCCGACCCGGCCCGCCCCTGCCGGCCCAGCGGCTGGCGTGGTGTGGTTACCCGGCCCCGGCAGGCTGTTCTGACCTCGCGCAGGGCGTCACCTACTCTGGACTGGGAACACGGGGACTCACAACCGAGAAGGGGAGCGGTCGATGCGGTACAGGCGTTAGTCCCGCCCACGGTGGGCGGGCGGCCGAAGGACAGGTCGTCACATGATGTCGACACGGTACCGTTCAGCGCGTGGAAGAGTGGCGCGATGTACCTGGGTATCCGGGCTACCGGGTAAGCAGCACCGGCAAGATCATCGGCTGCAAGGGTGGTCCGTTGACCGTATCCATGGTCCCGTACTCTTGCGCTATGACGTGGGTGACCCGGGACAGTCTCTAGCCCCGCACCGGATGTGCGGGGCGCCCGGAGGACTGTCCGAATGTCCCGCACCGATGTGCACCGGCCCTGGCATGTCCAGGTCGCTGACCCGCACAACCGTCACCTGCTGTACCGGTACCCGATGTGGCCGTGGCAGATGGCGTTGACCTCGTTCCGCAACATCGGTTGCGGTTGCAAGATGTGCACCGGCCAGGTCGGGCGGAAGCTCGCACACCGGCAGGAACGGGTGGCGTGGCGTGCCACTGCCCGCCGGCTGCTGGCCGAGGTTGACCGTGAGGACGTGGATGTGCCGCCGTTACGCGGCTCCGCCTGGTGAGGATCCGGAGTACGGCTGGTACCGGGATGGGGACGGTGACGGGGTGGTGTGCGAAAGCTGACAGTGCCACGCCGGGCGCATACCGTTCGCGGGCTGTCGGGGGCTAGTGGTAACGTGCGAGACGCACCTCCCGGTGCGCCGCAGCCTGGCTACTTCACTCGGAATGATCACGCCAGGCAGCAACCTTGATCTCGGGAGTGGCCTACAACTTCAGATGCTCCGGTTCCCGGTGCGCAGACCGTGCTTACTTCCCTTGTAAGGAGCCCCTATAGGGTCGCTGTAGCTCAACTGGCAGAGCAGCTACGTCAGCACAGTCGATCTTGATCTCGGGCACCTAGCAACTGATCTTGACGGACGGCTCCTCCCGCACACGCGGAAGGGGCCGTTTCTCATGAGCAAATTCAACCGCCCGACCACCCGCCCGGCTGTCGGCGCTTCACCGATCGTCACCGAGACCCGGCCGACCGGCACCACCTACGAGGGTGCGCCCGGCTACGCCCGGGACGCGAAGTCGGAACTGTTCCTGCTCGCCGTGGCCAACATGGTCGGGGAGGGCACCTTCTACGAGACGGGCCAGGACAGGGACGACCGGTACGCGACGCTCGTACGGACGGTAGCGGTAGCGGACCCGGCGTGGACGCTGGCGTTCCTGCGGTGGCTGCGGGGCGAGGGCAACATGCGCTCGGCGTCTCTGGTAGGCGCCGCTGAGGCGGTCAAGGCCCGGCTGGACGCGGCCAGCAACGGCAGCGAGGTTACCAACGGGGCCCGCAACCGGCAGTTGGTGGCCGCCGTTTTGCAGCGGGCGGATGAGCCGGGGGAGCTGTTGGCCTACTGGACTTCCCGTTACGGTCGGGCGGTCCCGAAGCCGGTCAAGCGTGGCATCGGCGATGGGGTACGCCGGCTGTACTCTGAGCGGGCGCTGCTCAAGTACGACACCCCGTCGCACGGGTTCCGGTTCGCCGACGTGTTGGAGCTGACCCACCCGTCGCCGGCCGCGCCGTGGCAGGGTGCGCTGTTCAGCCACGCACTGGACCGGCGGCACAACCGGCCGTGGGCGGTAGACCCGGACGCTCTACCGAGGGTCGCGTTCAACGCGACCCTGCGGGAGACGGCTGCCGAATCCCCGACCGCCCTGCTCGACGCCGACCGGCTGCGCGACGCGGGCATGACGTGGGAAGACGCCCTGTCGCTGGTCGGCTCACGGGTCGACAAGAAGGATCTGTGGGAGGCGCTGATCCCAGGCATGGGCTACATGGCGCTGCTGCGCAATCTGCGCAACTTCGACCAGGCCGACGTGTCTGACCAGGTGGCCGCGAAGGTGGCCGAACGGCTAGCGGATCCGGAGCAGGTGGCCCGGTCGCGGCAGTTCCCGTTCCGGTTCTGGGCGGCACACAAGCACACCGCATCACTGCGGTGGGCTGCCGCGCTGGAACGCGCCGTTGGGCATTCGCTGGCGAATGTCCCCGCCCTGGCCGGCCGCACGCTGATCCTGGTCGACCGCTCACCGTCCATGTTTCCCGGCTACCATTTCTCCACCGCCAACAAGTCGGACATCCCGCTTGCTGAGCAGGCCGCGTTGTTCGGCTGTGCCCTGGCGCTGCGGGCGGCGGATGCGACGCTGGTCGAGTTCGGCGGCAAGAGCCGGCAGGTGTGTGTTCCTAGGGGTGGGAGCGTGCTGCGGCTGATGGGGGAGTTTGGGCAGATCGACGGCACGGACATCCCGACCGCGGTGCGTCAGCACTTTGGCCGGCATGACCGGGTCGTGGTCGTCACCGATGAGCAGACCCGGCGGGGGTGGTTCCCGTCGAACATGGCCCCCTATGGCGGCGCCCGGGAGACGGAGATCGACAGCGTCGTCCCCGTGTCGGTGCCGGTGTACATGTGGAACTTGGCCGGCTACCGGCATGGTGCGACCCCGTCCGGGTCGGGCAACCGGCACACGTTCGGCGGGCTGACTGACCACGCGTTCCGGCTCATCCCGCTGATGGAGGGGCACCGGGCCGGAGTGTGGCCATGGGAGTTTATGTCATGACTGATCTTGAACGCGCCGTGATCTGTGACATCGACGGCACCCTCGCCCTACGGGGCGACGGTCCGGACGCACGCCGGTTCTACGACTGGCACCGGGTAGGGGAGGACACGCCCAACGAGCCGGTGGTCGAGTTGCTCAATATGATCGCTCCGGCGTGGCCGCCGTTGGTGCGGATCATCCTGTTGTCCGGCCGGGACGAGGTGTGCCGGGCTGAGACCGAGGAGTGGCTGATCAAGCACGACATCGGCTGGCACGAGCTGTACATGCGGCGGCACAAGGACAACCGCAAGGACTCGGTTGTCAAGCGGGAGATGTACGAGTCGTATGTGCTCGGCAGCTACCGGGTGGTCTGCGTGCTGGATGACCGGACGCAGGTGGTACGGATGTGGCGTGACGAACTGGGGCTGACCTGCTTGCAGGTGGCGGATGGGGACTTCTGATCGAGGGGGATGGCGGTGAACGTGCTGCTTTCGGGTGTTGTGGGATCGACCGCCTATGGGCTGGCCGGGCGTTGCCGGACCGCCCCGACGAAACGGCGGTACAGCGGTGGCTGCTCGCGGTGCGGGCTGCGCACTTGGCGGTGCCGCATGCCGTGGGCTGACCTGCCGGACGAGGTGCTGGAGACGTTGCGTGGCAACCTGCTACGCGGGCTGGACCGGGTGGCTGAGCACGTCGACGCTGGCACGCTGCGGGTGGTTCGGAAGGGTGGGACGGTTCCGCCGTCAGAGTTCGGCTGGCTGTTCGTGGTCCTGCTAAGGCAGGTGGAGGCGGAACGAGCCGGTCGGGTTGTCGTACCGTCCGGGTAGGCTGTCCGCCGCGGGAGGTCGCGGGATCACCGGCCAGCACCGCTTATGCGGGGCACCCATCCCAGTGGTGGCAGACGCCGGCCCCGGGCCTCCCGCGACCATGTCCTTACATCCCGACGCACACGGGCGATGTGACCAGCCGCAGTTCCACGCATACTTCTAGGACCGCCCGGTCGCTGGCGGGTGATGTGCGGGCAGGGCTGGGTGACGGAGACGGCTCGGGCTGCGGCTCTGGCTCTGGGG